CGCATTTGTCGCGAGGCTTGTAAAAGACTCGCTCCATTTCAGCAAATTGGGCCCGATCTACCCTTTCATCATCCGTGGTGTTGGGGGCCCTGCACCCACAATCTGTCCGTCGGCGCCAAGCGACGCATGATCGACAGGCCGCACGCCTCACCTATGCCTGATGATGAGCGCTTGCGGGTTATGATGTCTCTAGTTGACAAGTTCGAACAGGAGCTTGACCACACCGCACTTGTGTGGGACTGGCCGGGCTTCCTTGACCGAAAACCCGCGAAAGTGCGAGATAGAGCGCTCAAAGGCAGGGCCAGCCTGGAGAAGAAAGGCTTCGTCTTCTCCTCGGCTGGCTGGACTGTCGGTGCCACGCCGCCCGATATGGTTGTCGAGTTGTTCGTCAAGAGAGAATTCTACGATTATACTCCAAATCTCGACAAGGCTCCCAAGCCGAGGATCATTTCGTGCTGCTCAAACGAGATCCTCGCGCTGCTGGGACCCTTCATGCATAGCCTCACTGCGAAGTTGAAGCTCATGCCCTGCCTTGTTAAACATCTAGCTCCCTCCTCCCTTGGTAGCCGCGTGGTCGAGATAGACCGCGCCGGCCAGACCTGGTGCCACCGCCCGTTTGCATCGGATTTTGAGTGCTTCGATCGCACTCAAGACCAGGTCGTGATGGCCGTCCAACTGCGGATGTTCCGCTTGTTGGGGCTGCCAGCTTGTGCTGCGAATTTGCTCGCGCAGTATGACATGTCTTGGACTGCGATCTCGCGAGCAGGTGTCTTCGGGCGGTGGCGCTCCGTTGTCTTGCGATTTGCGTCGCACGCTGGCATTCGCAAGACAGGAGACCCACACACATCTGATGGCAATAATCTCTGGCACTGGACCATGCTTAGGATGTTTCTGGCGTCCTTTGGGGAAAGCATGTCGGATGTGTGTGCAATCATCAACGGTGATGATTTCCTCGGCGTCTTCCGCCGCCACAATTTCGCTGAGTACTCTGAATTTGTGTCTAGCATGGGTCTAGCGGTTGCTCGCGGGGACCCTCACGAGTTCTGTGGCGGATACTACATGGGAGCGTCGAATGTGTTTGTGCGCGATCCCCATCGCGCCCTCTTTAAAATTGGGTGGTCTCTCCACCCGACCAGTACGCCGGAGGCGTACTTCAAGAGTTCGCTTATTTGCGAGACGTATCTCACCAGCCAAAACCCCATTCTAGCTGCTTACGTCTCACATCATCTGCGGCAACTCCGAAGTACCTCTCTCATTACTCTGCCGGAGGCGTACCTCTCAAACCTCAGCTTCCGCCTGATGCAATTGTGGGGTGGTGTAGCACCGACCGGAGTCTCGCCTGAGTTCCGAGTTGATGTGCCGCTCGATGTACGCGCTGCGTATTCTGAAATGTTTGGCATTCCCATCTGGTTGCAACTTGCTGCCGAACAACACCTCATGCAGACAGGCAACTTCCTTCCTCTACTAGGACTGCTCCTACGTTAATGGAAAGTGGCTTCCCGCCGTACCCATAGGGACGACCGGTTGCGGCCAACCGGGACTAGCGTTGCGCACTAGCCTGCTTCAGCACCCTGATCTGGGTCACGATCAGCCAGCC